CACTCCTGGAAAACTCTACCGAAGAGCCTCTTGGAAACTTTGCGGAAGGTATCAACCCTCCCCCGGTCTAAGCGACCGGGAAGCCCAAGAAGCTCTCTGTCGGTGGCAACAAATTGATCGAACGCGGCGCGCTCCCTTTCGGGGGAGCAGTCGCGTTCGACTTTGTGAGTGAGGTAGCAAAACTGCCTCACTGCCCAGATGCACTCTGCATCTGGTTGTGCCAAGAGAGAACCACTTTTCTCGTCAAAGATACGGCTAAGGAAACCTCGCAAGTAAGCGGGGAGCCCTTGGACGTGCTTCCAGGTAGGACGCACGTCTTGAGCCGGCCAAACACCTGTTTCGAGACCTCTTTCGAGAGCTTTCGCCAGGCTAGGCAGGACGATGGTGAGATAACCATCGCCCTCATCTTGACACCTTGCCGCGGTCGTAGTTAGATCGCGGGTGATGTCGATCGAGCAGTGCCGTCCTAAGTTAATCAGGACGGTTTGGTGGAGTGTTTGTAGGCTTTTCATCTTGCCCCTTTCGAGGGTCGAGTCCAGCTACTCACACTACTGATTTGAAGGCTTAGCTAAGCCTTCGTTGCGGCTCTACCAGCCAGCACCGCAATTGCGAAGCTGGAAAGCAGGCAGATGAAGAGTGTACCGAAGACAACGATAAGAATCGAGGTCTCGGTCACTTCTCACCGGCCAGTGCTTTGGTGGTAAGAGCTCCAGTCGAAGCGGTCAGCGCATTGGCAAGGCCAATGAGCTGATCCCGCAATTCGATGGCTGTGAAGCCATCGAGGGGAGCCCGGTTGGTAATCGTCCAGATGGACGACTTGCGGCTATTTACCGCAGAAACCGGGTCGGCTGCAATCTTGTTCGTCTTGAGCGAGATGGCAGTGCTTCGAGTGGTGGCACTGATGGTCTGGGCGACTCGCAGCTGCGAGTTCCCATCCGCAGACGTGAAGTCTCCGGAAGTACGGTCAATCCCCGTTCGGGGAAGTGAAATGGCCGTACCGCCAACAGTGACAGCTTGTGGATCAGTGAGCATGGTAGCCCTCCATTGTGGTTGGTATTGCTTGGATTGGTTGCGTCAGGGTTTATAGTCTTCGGACGTTCGAGACTCAAGTCTTGAGCTTTGTGAGCCCAAGCGCGCCAAGAATAGCAGTTCGACTCGGTGTAAGGGAGCCAAAACCACCAATCCTGAATCCATACGGATTTGCACGCAGACGCCGCTTGTACACAGTCGTACTCTGGATAAAGCCATCACGTTGATGACCACTCAGAGAGAAACTGGCAGGCGGGCCTGACCGGTACTTCCAGGAAGCGTTGGATGAATAATCCGTGCGCTCCATGGCGTATCCGTAGTGCATGATCAGCAAGTTGTCCGCGTTAAGTTCATTCGCGCGGATGGA